TATAGTTATAGAAAGTCATAGAGTAAGTTATAGAAAGTCATAGAGTAAGTTATAGAAAGTCATAGAGTAAGTTATAGGAGGTGTGCAAGATGGCATTATATAACAATCCTTATCAATATAGTTTTGGCGTTCCAGGACAGATGAATCAGTTCCAGCAACAGCCTGTCCAGATTCCAGCTCAACCAGTACAGCAACCACAGCAGAATAATAATGGTATTTTGTGGGTATCCGGCGAAGTTGGTGCAAAATCCTATCTGGTAGCACCCGGGACAAGTGTTTTACTAATGGATTCAGAATCAGAGAAATTTTATATAAAATCCACAGACGTATCCGGCATGCCGCAGCCACTGCGAACGTTTGAATACAACGAGGTAGGCTCTCAGATGCCGCCTAAACAGACTGTTCAGAACATGGACAGTAAATACGTCACCAGACAGGAATACGACGATTTAAAGGGCAAATACGAAGCTATCATAAACCGATTAAATTCTTTTTCTGAACCTGTTAGGGCTAATACCGTGCAGGAATCAGCAAACAAGGGAGGAAATGCAGATGAGTAATCCATTATTTAACACACTTGGCGGTGGGATGCCACAGGGAAACGGACCAATGCAGATGATACAGCAGTTTATGCAGTTTAAGCAGAATTTTAAAGGAGATCCGAAAGCAGAAGTTGAGAAAATGCTACAGTCTGGAAGGATTTCACAGCAACAGCTTAATCAGGTTCAGCAGATGGCAGGGCAGTTCCAGCACATGCTGAAAGGAATGAAATAGTACATTACAATCTGGCCAGATTGATGTAAATATACAATAAAGGAGATTATATTATGGATGGAAATTATAGCTTAGCAGATATTGCCGCTGCTACTGGAAACGGTAGAAATAATGACGGCATGTTTGGTGGAGATGGTAGCTGGTGGATTATTGTTTTATTCATTTTTGCTTTCTTCGGATGGGGAAACAACGGCTGGGGCAATAATGGAAACGGCGGTGGATATGCAGCCACAGCAGCTACTCAGGCAGACATCCAGAGAGGATTTGACAATTCCGCTGTGATTAGCAAACTTGACGGAATCAATAACGGTCTCTGTGACGGATTCTATTCAATGAACAATGGTATGCTTACCGGATTCAACGGAATCAACACAAACATCATGCAGACTGGTTTCGGCATTCAGCAGGCTATTAACGCTGACACTGTAGCAAATATGCAGAATACCAATGCACTCCAGGCACAGCTTGCGAACTGTTGCTGCGAAACCAGAGAAGCAATTCAGGGCGTAAACTACAATATGGCGCAGAACACCTGTGCATTACAGAACACCATGAACAGCAACACAAGAGATATCATTGACAGCCAGAACGCTGGGACAAGAGCCATTCTCGACTATCTTTGCAATGAAAAGATTTCTAACCTGCAGGCTGAAAATAACGACCTCAGACGTGCTGCTTCTCAGGACCGCCAGAGCGCACTTCTCACAACTGCAATGGCTTCACAGACACAGCAGCTCATTAATGCGATTAATCCGGCACCGATTCCGGCATATCAGGTTCCTAATCCGAACACATTTTACGGATGCGGATGCAACACTGGATGTAATTGCTGATAACTTCATATCGAGAGTATCTTTCGATTGATTCGGATGTCGGCTTATGCCGTATTACACAGAGGGCAGGCTGAGACCTGTCCTTTTGTGATATGAAAGGAGTATTTTTATGGCAGAATTTACAAATGTAGCTGCTCAGACTGTAGCAGCAAATGGAAACGTAGTATTTTCAAACACAGCAGTCAAAGGTTCTAACTGCATTCAACACAGGGAGGGAAGTGGAATCATTACGCTGAGAGGACTTACTAACCAGTGCAAGGCTAGATTTTTCGTGGACTTCTCTGGTAATATTGCAATTCCAACAGGTGGTACTGTCGGGGCTATCTCTCTGGCTATTGCAATATCTGGTGAGCCGGTTCTTTCTTCTCAGATGATTTCCACGCCGGCAGCAGTAGACCAGTACAACAATGTGTCCTCTGGCATCTATATTGATGTACCTCGTGGATGTTGCGTTAATATTGCAGTAGAGAACACAAGCGATCAGGCGATTTCTGTTGCGAACGCAAATATTGTTGTGACCAGAGAAGCGTAGGAGGTGTGATTATGAGAGACATTAAGGATTTATGTGCAAGAATTGAAGACGAACTGTCCAAAATTGCTGACAGTGGACTGACTACCGGAAATCTGGAAATGACATACAAACTGATTGATATGTACAAAGATATCAAGAATACGTATTACTGGGACAAGAAAGTGGAATATTACAACACTGTCCTTGATGAGATGCGTAGCGGCTACAATGACGATTACAGCGAACGTGGAAGAAAGCGTGACAGCATGGGGAGATACAGCGCAAATGACGGCAGAATGATGCCAGATTACGACCGGGGCAGTTCTTATGCCAGACGTGGTGAGCATTATGTTAGAGGGCATTACAGCCGTTCTGACGGACGAGATGCTTATGACGACTACATGACGCAGAAACAAAGCTATCGTTCCGGCAAGTCTGAGGACTGCAAAAGAAAGATGCTCGCCGCTCTAGAAGAACATCTGGACGAACTCACTACAGAAATGAGCGATATGTCCAAGGACGCAGAGTGCCGGGAGGAACGTGATCTTGTCAAAAGATACGTGGAAAAACTCCGTGATATGCTCTAATTGGCTAAAACATGTACCACAACTTTTTGAAGGTTCTGTGATACAATATATTCGTAGGGAAGATTTGTAAGCAGAAATGCTTGACATAGACATTTTTATTGCTTTCCTCCTTTCTTTAAGCAGATGCGTGTCCTTAATAGAAACAGGTTCGGGGTGGAATCTGGAGGTTGAAAAGCGGATGCAATTTCCGACACGTATCATTGCCGCTAGTGCATGGCGGAATATCTCCTTGTGAGCATATAACTGAACAGTGAAATCCAACCCGTGCAGAGGTGCGCGACCGTATAGGCGGTGTTGACGTAGCCCGAACGTCCCGTGTTTAGGCATAGCACGTAAAATACCTTGCTAACCCGGGAATCCGGGTTAAGGCAGGATGGAGAAGTGGAATCTCACAAGGTTCATACCCTTGAGAACGGCGGTTCGAATCCGTCTCCTGCAATTAATTTGGTCGGAATTACGCTGTCTGTATACAGGCGGTCTATGATTCGGCTGAATTTATCTCATGAGAAAAGGTTATTGCTTATCCTGCTATCTGGTGTCCAGACCGAAAAGCATAATGGAATGTAGCTCAGTTGGGAGAGCGGAGGACGCATAGTCCTTGACGTCGGTGGTTCGAGTCCACCCTTTCCGATTACCCTGCCAGTGGTCTAACTGGCTTAATCCACTTACCTGCGGCGGCAGGTCAATAAACACGACCAGGAGGATGTATATGCAGAAACTTATTGACACATTAAAATCATTTGGAATTGAAATCCCGGAGGACAAACAGGCAGATGTGAAAAAGGCGCTCTCAGAACATTATAAGAACGCCAAAGAAGTAGCGAAAACCCTGTCAAAAGTCGAGGGAGAACGCGATGACTGGAAAGAACGTGCTGAAACAGCAGAGGAGACCTTAAAAGGTTTTGACGGTATCGACCCGGCGAACATTCAGACAGAGCTTGCTAGATGGAAGAAAAAAGCTGAGGATGCAGAGAAAGAATTCAATGCAAAAATTTACGACCGTGATTTCTCAGATGCTCTGAAAGCGGCACTCGATGATGTTAAGTTTTCCAGCGAAGCTGCAAAGAAATCAGTTATGGCAGACATTAAAGAAGCAGGATTGAAGCTGAAAGACGGTAAAATCCTTGGACTGAACGACCTGATTGAGCAGATGAAACAGTCTGACGCATCTGCTTTCGTGGACGAATCTCAGCAGCAGGCTCAGCAGAACCAGGCAAGATTTACCACTCACGTTGGACAGCAGCAGACACCGGGAAACATGACTAAAAAAGATATCGAAGCAATCAAAGACCCGTCCGAGAGACAGGCCGCAATCGCTCAGAATATCCAGTTATTCCAGTGATTTTTTACACCGACTATACGTTAGAGTATAGCCGCTAACCCAATACCTTAACAATTATGGGTAGAAAGGATTTTTTATGCCAGCAAAAACAAATCTTATTATGACTAATGATATTCATGTCACAGCACGTGAGATTGACTTTGTTACCAGATTCGAAAGAAACTGGCAGCACTTACGTGATATTCTGGGTATCATGAGACCTATCAAAAAGCAGCCGGGTGCTGTACTCAAGTCCAAATACGCAGAGGGTACTTTACAGAGCGGAAAAGTTGGTGAGGGTGAGGAAATCCCTTACAGCAAATTCGTTGTAAAAGAAAAGGACTATGCGGAAATGACTATCGAGAAGTACGCAAAGGCTGTGTCTATCGAAGCAATCAAGGATCACGGTTACGAGAACGCTGTTCAGATGACCGATGATGAATTCCTTTTCCAGCTTCAGACTGATGTTACCGGCAGATTCTATGACTATCTGAAAACCGGTACACTTACTTCCACAGAAACAACATTCCAGATGGCTCTGGCAATGGCTAAGGGTCGAGTAGAAAACAAATTCAAGCAGATGCACAGAAATGTGACTGGTGTTGTTGGATTTGTGAATATTCTGGACGTATATGAATATCTCGGAGCAGCTGAGATTACTATTCAGAACCAGTTCGGATTCCAGTATATGAAGGATTTTATGGGATTCAACACAATCTTTTTACTGTCTGACAGCGAAATCCCGAGAGGACAGGTTATTGCTACTCCTGTTGAGAACATTGTCCTGTACTATGTAGACCCGAACGAATCTGACTTCGCAAGAGCAGGACTTGTATACACCGTATCTGGTGAGACAAACCTGATCGGATTCCACACTCAGGGCAACTACCACACAGCAGTGTCCGAAGCGTTTGCGGTTATGGGACTGACTCTTTTTGCAGAATACATTGACGCAATCGCAGTAATTACCATTGATGAAACACCAACACTTGGTACCCTGACAGTAACATCTGCAGCTGGAACAGCAACTGGTGATACGAAAATCACTGTAAATCCGGCTAAGGAAAATGCTAACAACGTATATAAATACAAAGTTGCAACAGACGCAGTAACTGTTGGATATGGACAGAATCTCAGAAACTGGAGTACTTGGGACGGAAAATCTGATATCACAGCGGCAACCGGACAGAAGATCACAGTGGTTGAGTGTGACGGAACATACAAAGCGCTGAATGCCGGAAGTGCAAGCGTAACAGCAAAATCATAAATGTAGGAGGTAACTGGCATGGCTTATGCAGATTATAAATTCTATACAGAATCATTCGGTAATGTCGTGCCAGAAACTGACTTTCCACGACTGGCAGAAAGAGCCAGTGATTTCGTGGACACAATGACATTTGACAGGTTGGTGGACGGACTGCCGACAAACGAACGTTCACAGAAGCGTATCAAAAAGGCAGTCTGTTCATTGGCTGAATTAATGTATCAGATTGAGCTTGCTGAGAAGAATGCTACCAATGCCGCTGTGAGCGGTACATCAACCGCAATCGGGTCTGGTGGTAGCACGACAGGAATTGTAACATCTGTATCATCCGGCAGCGAATCCATCTCTTACGCAACGCCTCAGCAGAAAGCATCGGGCGCAAAGGAGTGGAGTGCGGTGTATGCCGCCACCGGAGATGTACAGAAAACGAATGACTTACTTTACAAGACGGCTTTGCCGCTTCTGATGGGAGTAAGGACGGATGAAGGAGTACCAATTTTATATGCAGGAGTGTAACTATGGCTAATTATGGCGTGCCGTATAAGGGCAGTAAAAATAAAATTGCAAAGCAAATTATTGATTTCTTACCTTCCGGCGGTACGTTATATGATTTATTCGCAGGCGGTTGCGCAATCACACATTGCGCTATGGAATCTGGAAAATATGACAGGTATATCGTTAATGATATTGAACCAGGAATTACTCAACTTTTCATTGATGCAGTTAACGGGAAATATGCAAATGAAAAAAGATGGATTAGCCGAGAAGATTTTTTTAAATTAAAAGAATCAGATCCATATGTAAAATATTGTTGGAGTTTTGGAAACAATGGACGCGATTATCTTTATTCAAAAGCAATAGAACCATTAAAAAAACATCTTCACAATATATTTTTTGCAGAAAATTTGCAGGAAGCAAGGCTTGAATGGAAAGCGTTTATTAGAGATTTTTGCACAAGCAAACAAAGTCTGCAAAGTCTGCAAAGTTTGCAAAGTCTGCAAAGTTTGGAAAGGCTGCAAAGTTTGCAAAGTCTGCAAAGTTTGGAAAGGCTGGAAAGGCTTTGTACGGACTACGGAAATATAAGAATAGAGTCAGATGCTGTAATTTACTGTGATATTCCATATAAAAATACAAACAGATATGGAGATGAAAAAGCAGAATTTGACTATAACTCTTTTTATGACTGGGCTTGTTCACAGAACGTTCCTGTATTTATATCGGAGTACGATATGCCAGAAGATAGATTTGAATGCGTACTTGAAATGAAAAAGCAATCTTGCATGGCTGCTACAAAAACGCTTTCAGTAACTGAGAAATTATATATTCCTAGGAAGAAAGGAAAGATAAAATGAAAGCAGGAGGTACCTGAATAATGGATATTTCAACATTAGGCTCATGCGTAGCAATCGTGATGATCTGTTACATCGTAGGAATGGGCTGTAAGGCATCAAAAAGAATCTCTGATGAATGGATTCCGGTAATCATGGCGATTATTGGTGGAATTCTCGGAGCAGTCGGAATGGGAATTATCCCGGATTTCCCGGCAACGGATTATATCACGGCGGTTGCAGTCGGTATGTTCAACGGATTGTCAGCAACTGGCGTGAATCAGGTTATTAAGCAGACAGTACAGAAAGAATAATTAAGGAGAGGGTATCATGTACGAAAAAACTTTGACGATTTTCAATTATTATGAGAGTCCGACAACAAGAGATGCGTACTGGTATCCTCATGTACTATCTGGCGCTGACCTTATTACGGACAAAGGAGCAATCCTTAAAAAGTACGGACCAGACGCAACTGACAACGCACAGTTACACATCCGATATACCGCCCAGAATGGCGATATAACCATTATTGACAATGATGGCAAGATTCTCCCATATGTACCGCCTAAGGAGTGGAAAAGGCAGATTAACAACGCTCTGGAAGACACTATCACATTCTCAGATGAATCGTTCTTCTGGGAGGGTGAGTGGACTGGTGGAACGATAACTGACAGTGATTACCGAAATGGATTCTATCAGTACATGAACGAGAACAGGGATAATGTGTTTAAGATTACCAGTGTAGGCGGTCCATATACACTGATTCCACACTTTGAAATTCTAGGTAAGTAATATGAGCAAGATTCATCATTTCAAAGGATTCTCCGTAGTTGATGGATATATGAAAATTAAACTGAATATGGATAGATTCTCCAGACAGTATCAAGAAGCTCAGTATCTCCTTGATGGAATGGTCATGGACAGTATGGTGCCGTTTATGCCGATGATTACAGGGGACTTTATTAATAAGACAAGGGCAAGAAGCTCCTCTATGCAAGGCACAGGCTTTGTTTGTGCGGCGGCAGAACCATATGGACGTTTTCTTTATTTTGGAAAAACCATGGTAGACCCCGCAACAGGTAGTACATGGGCAAGACACGATGCGGAAAAGGTTCTTGTGAGCCAGTATTCCGGTAAAACGAATGCAAAAGAGAATCTTCAATATACAAAATCACCGCATACTCAGGCGCAAGCTGAATGGTTTGATGCCGCAAAACGACAATACGGCAGCACATGGATTCGCAAAGTAAAAGCACAGGCAGGAGGTGGCAGACATGGCAGATAAACCTATCGGAGTAGATGCAACCGGATATGACATTCTGACAGACGCCATGAAAGCACTTCTAAACCAGTATCCGGGACTACACGACAATGAAATAATCAAATTCGAGGAACTTGGCAAAGAATCGGGAATTGCGTTCTCAGCAGACAACGGGGCGCTGATCTATTCAGAAAAAAAAGATATTTGTGGCGTAATGCATCAGGTATGCCAGTATCCATTTTATGTGGTATACCGAACAGCATCCGACAAGGAGAGGCAGAAATTATCTGTTCAGAAATTTTTGGATAATCTCGGTAAATGGATATGCAGAGAACCAGTTGTCATAAATGGCACTGAGACACGTTTAAATGCGTTTCCAGAGCTTTCGCAAGGGCGAGTGATAAAACGTATAACCCGTGGAAACTCCTACGGTACAGATCCGCAGGAGAACGGCGTACAGGACTGGTTATTGCCATTGTCAGTACGCTACGAAAATACTTATGAAGTAGTATAAATATCGTCGGAGGTGGTAGATTTCGTTGCAACCACGCACCCTATGGGTTAAAAGAGATGCAGGAGCCGCAACGCCTGCCCGACGATTAAATAGTAATAACCGGCTATCAATTGGAGGTAGTCGCTAACTTACACAGCCTTTTAAAAGTTATAGGCAGAAAGGACATTTCTATGGCAGTTACAGGAAAAATTGACCGTAAATATATGGCTCATTATATTGATGCAGGTTCCCTCTGCGAAGGGCTGACACCGAAATATGAGCGTCTTGGAAAGGATCTGGAAGAGTACAACATCGAACTCAACCCGGATACCGAAACATCTAAAAACATTCTTGGAGAATCCACATTTAAGCATAACGGCTATGAGGTATCTTCTGATGCCGATCCATTTTATGCAGATACCACTTCTGACCTATTCACGGCGTTACAGAAGATTGTAGACGGACGCCTCAAAGACGATAACCTCAAGACAAAAGCAGTTGAAGTCCATCTCTGGACAGAAGCCACAGCAGGCAAGTATGAAGCATATCAGCAGGATTGCTACGTTGTGCCGACATCCTACGGTGGAGACACATCTGGCTATCAGATTCCATTTACTGTCAACTATGTTGGCGAACGTGTAAAAGGAAAATTTGATATCAGTTCCGGTACATTCACAGCTGACAGTGAATAAGCACATACACAAGGAGGATATGCTAAATGGCAAAAGTAATTAATACCAAAATTGATGATGGAATTTTTACATTCACGTTTACCAACAACGAAGACGAAGTTTTTTCTTCTTTCAAGCTTAACCCGACTGATATCAATGTAGCAGCACGTGCGGAGGAACTGGGAGAGTACTTTGACCAGCTTAAAAATTCTATTCAAAAAGTCACATCTGGTAAGGAAGTGGCAGAACTGAACAAACAGATCGAAGACAAAATCAACTATCTGCTCGGATATGAAGCATCAAAAGACCTGTTCAAGGAGCCGATCACAGCGACTACTGTATTCGGCAATGGTCAGGTATTCGCCTACATCGTACTTGACAAGATCGCAGAAGCAATCGCACCGGAAATCGAAAAGAGAAAAAAGAAAATGAAGACGGCAGTCAATAAGTACGTGGAGAAATATACAAAATGACCGCCTATGAGCTACCCACCTCACTAAATATCAGTGGGGTGGATTTTTCTATCAGAACGGATTTTCACGCGATTATTGATATTCTCATAGCTATGAATGATCCAGAACTGGACGAGCAGGCGAAAGCAGTTGTTATGTTACAGATTCTGTTTGAGGACTGGCAGAGTATACCGTCTGAGTGCCTGGACGAAGCTTGTCAGAAAGCATCAGAGTTCATCGACTGCGGACAGTTGGACGATAATCCGAACCGCCCAAAGCCCCGTTTGATGGATTGGGAACAGGATGGAGACATGATTGTTCCGGCGGTAAACAAGGTTGCCGGTAAAGAAATCAGAGCCATACCTTATATGCACTGGTGGACGTTTTTTGGATACTTTATGGAATCTGGCGAATGTCTTTTTAATACCGTAGTTGGAATTCGTTCAAAAAAGGCAAAGGGCGAAAAGCTCGATAAATGGGAAAAGAAATTCTATCAGGAAAATAAGAACATTATTGATATAAAAACACGTCTCAGCGAAGAGGAGCAAGCGTACAAGGATGCGCTGAATGAGATGTTAAACCTCAAATAGTTAGGAGGTGGACGCATGGCTGCTGATGGCTCAGTCATTATTGATACCAGATTAGACACAACCGGTGTCCAAAAAGGTGTATCAGCGATTAAGCAGTCTTTTGATGGGCTAGGGAGCGCAGTAAAAAAAATAGGACTACTTATCGGCGGAGTATTTGCTGTTGGTAAGTTAGTACAGTTTGGAAAAGAGTGCGTGGAACTTGGCTCTGACCTCGCAGAAGTGCAAAACGTGGTTGATGTTACATTTACAACCATGTCGGATAAGGTCAATGAATTTGCAAAAAATGCTATGACCTCAGCCGGATTATCTGAAACTATGGCAAAAAGGTATGTCGGCACGTTCGGAGCAATGTCTAAGTCGTTCGGATTCTCAGAAGCACAAGCTTACGATATGTCAACAGCTCTGACACAGCTGACTGGTGATGTGGCATCATTCTACAACATCAGTCAGGACTTGGCTTATATCAAACTGAAATCAGTGTTTACGGGTGAAACGGAAACATTAAAAGATTTGGGCGTGGTAATGACCCAGTCGGCACTTGACCAATATGCACTTGCTAATGGATATGGCAAGACCACATCGGCAATGACTGAACAGGAGAAAGTTGCCCTCCGCTTTGCTTTTGTGCAGGAACAGTTATCAGCCGCATCTGGTGACTTCATTCGTACTTCTGACAGCTGGGCGAACCAGGTGCGAGTGATGCAGTTGCAGTTGCAGTCCCTCAAGGCAACAGTCGGACAGGGGCTGATTAATATTTTTACACCTGTTCTGAAAGTAATCAATATTCTTCTCGGTAAACTGGCGACTCTGGCAAACGCATTTAAGTCATTCACGGAGCTTATTACTGGCAAGAAATCTTCCGGTCAAACGAGCGGAAGTGGAGCGGGCCTTGCCGGAACAGACGCGATCGCAGATACAGCGGACCAGTATGGACAGGCGGCAGATAATGCAAAGAAACTGGCGGATGCCACTAACGACAATGCAAAAGCAACAAAAAAAGCGAATAAGGAAACAAAAAACTATCTTTCGTCACTTGATGAAGTTCACAAAGTCACATCTACTGGCAGCAATTCATCTTCCACACCATCTTCATCTGGTGGAAGTGGTGGAGCAGGTAACAGTGGCCTTCCGAGTTCAGTTGGTAATGTGGACTACGGCAATCTTGCAGAGGGTGAAACTGCACTTGACAAGATTAGCGATTCTGCAAAGAAACTTGCTGATCTGCTCAAGAAGCTCTGGAAGCCATTTCAGGACGCATGGAAAAAAGAGGGCAAGAATACCATCAACGCGGCAAACATTGCTTTGTCGGGAATTGCAAAGCTCGCTAAGAGTGTAGGCAAAAGCCTTGTTGAAGTCTGGACAAACGGCACAGGCACAACGATGCTCACAACCATGCTGAGGATCGCTCAGAACGTGCTTAAAACTATCGGGAATATTGCATCCGGTTTTGCCGATGCTTGGAATAAGAACAACGTCGGGACACAGATTATACAGAACATTGCAGATGCTCTTGTGGTAGTCATGCAGTTCGTTGAAAGAATTGCAGAGGATACAGCGACATGGGCGGCAAACCTTAATTTCTATCCGCTGTTGGAATCTATCAGTAATCTGACAAGTACATTTGCACCAATTCTGGAATCCATCGGAAATGTTCTTGAATGGATCTATAACAATATCGTTCTCCCGATGCTGAAATGGCTGATTGAAACAGGAATTCCGACAGTGATTAACCTAGTGTCTGATTTGGCTGGATTCTTTGCGGATCATCAATCAATTATTGAAGCATTCGGTGCAGCTCTAATCGGAGCGTTCGCGGCGGCGAAAATTGCAGGGCTAGCATCAAGAATATCAGGAAGTATAACGACAGTAGCGAGTTTTATAAAAGGCCTTATTGCACTTATGACTGGTTCTAGTGGCATTATGGGAGGAATTAAAGCTATTGCAACGGCTATCGGACCGGGTGGAATTTTTATAGCAGCAATAACGGCTTGCATTGCGATTGGTGTATTACTGTACAAAAACTGGGACAAAATTAAAGAAGTTGCAGGTGCGGTATGGAGTTGGATTAAAGACAAAACCATAGCTTTCGTCGATGGAATAAAATCAAAATTAAGTAATTTGGCAGAAAAGATTGTTTCTATCTGGAATGGAATAAAATCAAGTGCAAAAGAAAAGTGGAGTGCTATATGGTCCACTATAAAAGAAGTTGTAAAGAGGATAGTTGATGGAATCGTTGATAAATTCAAAGGTGCAAGAGACAAGGTTGTTGATACGTTCGAGGGAATTAAAAACAAAGTCAAAGAAATATTCAATAAAGTTATCGGTATCGTAAATGGTGCAATTGGTACGGTGAACGGTGCAATCAGTGGAATTGAATCCGCGTTTTCTTTCGGACCGTGGGAAGTGCCTACTCCATTTGGTAAGAAAACAATAGGATTCAGTGCTACATTTCCGCGAGTTCCAACTATTCCATATCTTGCAAAAGGTGCTGTTATTCCTCCAAGATCAGAATTTCTCGCTGTGTTAGGAGATCAGAAGCAAGGAAACAACATCGAGACACCAGAAGCACTGCTCAGAAAAATCGTGCGTGAGGAATCAGGTCAGCAGAGTGGTGGTGATTACAGATTCACAGCTCAGATTAATAGACGGACTATTTTTGACGAAATTATAGACGAAGCAAAATTAAGACGCAGCACAAGCGGAAGAAATCCGTTTGAACTGGCATAGGAGGTGGAAGCGTGGCAACGATTCCAAAAAACATAACGGAACGATACAAAATGAATGGGGCTTCCATCTATCAGCCGGACAAAGATATGGGTTACAACCTTGAAACAACTTATTCAGAAGGTAGTAACCGTACGCAGTTTGGAAAAGCATTACTGACTCCACTATTTACAGTTGAACAATATAGTTATGAAGCATCAAACGTTCCAGTTGTAGAAGCAAACAAAATTCTCAAAATTATCGCAAAGGGAAAAACTTTCAATTTGTACCATTGGTCGCTTTACCACATGGCATGGAGAACTGACCCGTTTTATGTCGGAAAAGCAAGCCTAACTATTGGAGAAATTTCGCCAGACTTAAAATTTGTATCAAAAATATCTTTTAACATGCAGGGGGTGAATCCACTTGATTAATGTATCTGATACATTTAAGCAGAAATTAGCAGATGGCGAACCTGTCTGGGAGGTGGTGGATATCACCTTTCCTGATGGGAGAACCAAAACCGTACAGAACGAGATTATGAGCAGCAACAACTCATTTTCTGACTGTGCAGAAAGCAGCAGCTTTCCGATTGGCTGCGTTGTTTGTAAATCCATGACATTGGAGTTGGACAACACTTCTGATCAGTGGAAAAACTATAATTTCTATATGGCAAAAGTTCATGCGTATCTTAAAATGCAGACCTCCGTAGCAAGTCCGGCTGCAACAGATGAATTGCTGGATGAAAACTATGACCCAATTCTTGACCAGAGTGGCGGTGCGATTCTGGCAACAAAAGCAGCGACAGAAGACAGAGTCGAAACCATTGATAAAGGTATTTATACAATTACGACACCAGAACAATATGGCGAAATCCTTAGTTTTACCGCTTTGGACGATATGTATAAAACGAACGCAACTTATATATCTCATCTGGTTCTGCCACAGTCAATAGAGACTCTTGTTAGAGATGCGTGTGAGACTCTTGGTATTCCGTCAGAAGTCTCCATGGCTCATGGAAATCTGATCGTGTCAGAGATTCCGGAAAACATGACGTTTCGTCAGTTGTTCGGATGGGCAGCAATGCTTGAGACTGCGAACGCTCGCCTGGACAGCAGAGGATACTTGCGATTTATCAGATGGGATTTTTCCAATGTACAAGAAGATTACAACGCAGTAGTGGACGCTGATGGAAATGTAACATTTAAAGGCGGCGCAAGTATTGACTCAGAAAGTTTTATCAGTCCGACAGGGAACTGGACAATTGATAGTGATGGATTCTTGACACTGATCGAATCAGTAGCTGACACATCCGAAAAGCTCAAAGACTTTTTTACAAGTCCAACCGTTTCTAGTGATGATATTGTGATTACTGGAATCAAGCTAAAAAATAGAGAAAATGAAGCCATGTACGGAATCACAGGATATGTTCTTGAATTGGAAAACGACCTTGTTGCGGATTCGGACTTGGACACGGTAGCTGCTCAAATCGGTGATTCCATAATTGGAGCTAAATTCCGTAACATGTCGGGAGAACTTGCATATAATCCACTCATTGAGTTTGGAGATATGGCATATACTTACGACCGCAAGTGGAATAGGTATATCACTCCACTGACAGACGTTTCCTGTTTCGTTAATGGAAAGACCACTGTAAAAACTCAAGCCGACGACCCTATCAGAGGGCAGAGCAAGTTCCAGTCAGAATCCACTAAGGCAATCGTAGAGGCAAGACGACTTGTTAAAAAAGAACAATCAGCTAGAGAAAAAGCAGTAAAGAAATTAGAAGAAACCTTAAAAAATTCTTCTGGATTATATGAAACATCAGTCGCACAGGAAGATGGCAGTACTATTACATATCTGCATGACAAGCCTACACTTGCAGAATCAAAAAATGTAATTAAATTCACAGCAGAAGCCATTGGCGTATCCAATGATGGTGGCAAAACATATCCTTACGGTTTCTTTCTGACAGGCGATTTGATAGCAAAAATTCTGTACGCACATGGTATCAATGCTGATTATATTGACACAGGCGCACTGACTGTCAGAGATAGTGATGGAAACATAATCTTCCAGGTTGATATGGACACCAAAAAATTAATCATCAGTGGTGATAATGTTGTAATTGGTGGTAGTTCTTTGCCGGATAAACTGACAAAAATGGACAACAATATTGCATCTGCCAAGAATATGACATTCCAGCTGTCGAACGATATGCAGACGATCACATCTGACGCAGACGGAAACATTCCGGTATTTCCAACAGTGACAACTACAGCGAAAGTTATGTACGGCTCGTCAGATATCACAAATGATTGTAGCTATACCATTACAAAATCAGACAGTGTAACCGGCTCTTGGGATGTAGATACGCATACTTACACTGTCACAGGCTTGAGTGCAGACAATGGATGGGTGGATATTAAGGCAACGTACCTGATTAATCTTTCTATAACGAAGAGATTTACGATTTCCAAGCAGAAATCAGGGAAAAACGGAAAGCAGCTTTATACATGGAGAAAATACGCATCCATGCCGGATGGCTCTGATATGAGTGATAGCCCAGATTATGTAAAACTTCTGGACAGCACCGAAAGTCCCATACTGGACAGTACCGGGGATGAAATCTATACAGTCACAGAAGCAATCTATGTTGGAATTGCGGATAATAAAACTACAGAAACACCGTCTGATAATCCGAAAGATTACATTTGGAGCCGTTTTCGCGGCGAAGACGGAGCGGATGGAATTGGCATTCCGGGAGAGAACGGAGAAACTTCTTACATCCATACCGCTTATGCAAATAGTATTGACGGAACTGTGGATTTTTCCACAACTGATACAGATAGAATTTACATTGGTCATTATTCCGATTTCGAAAAGACGGACAGTGCAGACCCAGCGAAATATACATGGGCGAGAATGCGTGGAGAAGACGGGCCTCCAGGAAGAACGTATTACCTGAGAGCCAACGCAGGAGTCCTGATGATGGGACAGGATAAGAAAATAACTCCTAATCCATTCAAGGTTCATGCGTATTACAGAGATGGACAGGGTGACGAAGCAACTTTTAAAACCTGGTGGGTAGTAGAATACAGCAAAGATTCCGGAAAAACATGGACAAAACTGGCCTTTAATGTACAGACCAGTGGAATAACTATTAATCCAGATAACTATTCTCTTGGTGCTGACGGAATGATACGTGCAACAATTTATACGGATTCCGGAAGAACTAAAATCGCCGATCAGCAGACATGGCAGGTTGCTGTTGACGTTGGCATGCTTACGCAGGAGCAGATTGTTGAGATATTGTCCAATGGCGGAGAATTTAAAGGCTTCTACTATCTGAATGGACATCTGTACATCAGTTTAGACGCATTGATGGGAAACGCCGCAATTCTAGGTGGAGCCAAAAACGGCAACGGATACCTAAAGATTAAAGATAAAAAAGGCACCGTGAAGGGACTGATAGATTACTCAGGCTACACTGCATTTACAAGCTATGAAGAAAATTCTACGCGCATGAAATATACAGGAATTTGTTTTTCAGATACTGGAATAAATCCTGTTAGTGCCGAGAAATACTTTAGCAGCACTGCGGACATTGAATACGTTGAAACGGCGTGGGGAATCGACTGGACTGCCGAAGAGCTTAATATTAGTGCAACAGAAGTATCGGCTGATACCGGTACATTTGGAGATTTAACTGTTACTAATTCTGCATCTTTTGCAAAATCGCCAAAGATAGAAAACATGGAGTATACGACATCATCAAATACTATTTGTTGGGATGGACGTACAGGATACAAACAGCTGATGCTGAAATCTTCATCTTCAAAGCGCTATAAAGATATTGGAAACAATATTGCAGAACAAGAAATTGAAGAATGGTACAATATTGAACCAACGTGGGCGAAATATAAAGAGGGATATCTAGTTGAAGGGGACGAGAATGAAGGCAGATATATCCCGATGTTTATTGCCGAGAATGTAGAAGCATTCTTTCCAGAAGCTACTCGGCATCAAAACGGACTTGTCGAGGACTGGAACGAACGTATCATGATACCCGCAATGTTTGCGATGATTAAAAGACAGAAAGAACAGCTTGACCGACAGGAGAAACTAATTAATCAGCTCTATGAAAAGTTCAATATAGAAAAGGAGAATTAATATGGCAAAATTTAATGAATACACAGTAAAGGCAACTCCAGAAGATGCAGATACCTTAATGCTCTATGATGCTGCATCAAAAGCAAACAAACTTTCACCATTCAGCGGAATCTGGAACTGGATTGTTGGAAAGCTGACCAATGCGGTCATCAGCAACTTGCAGACGAACAACAAGACGGTACTGGAGGCGATTAATGAATTAAATAGTAAGGCTCTGATGACTTATGTTGGCAAAAAAGCAACAAATGAAGATGGTGTAATTCCCATAAATAATATAATTTCTGGAGTGTCAATAAAAAACGTTATTAATGCAAAAGCATATATTTCCGATGGAAATAAAAATATTTACTCAAGGCTATACTCGTACAACTCTTATGCTTATATATTGGTCACTGACTACGAAGGCAATCGATTTAAAAACACAGAATTAAATGTTGTAGTGCTTTATACAAAATAGTAACTGCCTGGTATCCGTCGATGCTGATTCAGAGAATATAAATTTGAGGATCAAAAAAATTTACTATTGAAATAGTGGAAGTAAACTCGTTGCCGTTTGTGAAGATAAAGATGGAAATATAGAAAATAAGTTTATTTAAACCTACTCCTGTTTAGTTAACTAAGGACTTTGAAAATTTCATAAAAATGTTTCATGATTTCATGAAAGGAGCTGATAAATATGGAAATTAAAGGAATTGACGTATCATCTTATCAAGGAAACCCAGATTGGGCGAAAGTATCGAATTCTGGAATTAAGTTTGCAATTTTGAGAATTCATCAGAAATCCGGCACAGATGCATCATTCGAACACAACTACAAGGGCTGTAAATCCAATGGAATTCTTATTGGTGGATATAAATACAGTTATGCTTTAACACCGGCACAGGCAATTGACGAAGCTGAGAACTTAATTTCCGTTCTTGGTGGACGCGGATTGGATTTCCCAGTATTCTATGACCTCGAATGGAAACAGCAGAGAAGTCTTGGAAAACAGGCTATTGAGAATATTGCAGTAGCATTTCTGACCAGAATCAAGAAAGCCGGTTATAAGGCAGGCATCTATTGCAATCTTGATTGGCACAATAACGTTTTGTCAGATGCGCTGAAACAGTATGATTGTTGGATTGCTCGTTATCCGGCTAACGACAACGGCTCTGCACAGGAAAGATTACGTCCGAACGTCGGTGTAGGCTGGCAGTATTCCAGTAAAGGAAAAGTTCCAGGAATTAATGGAAATGTTGATATGGATGTGTTTTACAAGGATTATAGAGATTCTGACCAGAAAGGAGAAACTAAAATGGTAAAAATCAGTAACTGCGGACATGATGAAAGAGGAAGATATGCAGGTGGGAAAGCAGGAGATCAGACTGGTACAGAATATCAGATCATGAACTGGTACAGTAGACCGTGGCTCTGTGTCCTAAGATTCAATGACGCCAAAATCGCAACCATGATTGCAGACATGGCGACAAAAGCGGCACAGAACAATCTCATCGGATACGATCAGGGCACTGCCGGAAACAGCAATGACCGGTATTCGTTCTGGCGGCACTTAAAGGCAAGCAACTACGATCCGGCGCAGATCACGGTAGCTTGCGAATCTGATTGCAGCGCAAGTACAGCAGCTATCGTCAAGGGAGCTGGGTATCGCTTAAATAACGCAAGACTCAAAGCGGTCAGCATCTATCTGACGACACGAAACATGAGAGCTGCAATGAAGATTGCCGGTGCGAAAGTACTGACGGATAGAAAGTATCTGACATCCGGCGACTATCTAAAGGCAGGAGATATCCTCCTGAATGATAACCACCACGTGGCTATCGCTGTTACCACCGGCGCAAAAGCAAATACGCTTTCAGCGTCAACTATTCTGTCTAAAACTCCGAAGTGGGTGGGAAAGGTAACTGCAAATACACTTAATGTCCGCACATGGGCAGGAACAGAGTATGCACAGCTTAAAAGCTATCCTACACTTGCAAAAGGCAATTTAGTTGATGTATGCGATACCATTAAAGCCAAAGATGGAGCATCTTGGTACTATATCCGCATTGCCGGAAAATATTTTGGATTTGTTTCTGCAAAATACATCAAAAAGGTATAAAACTTAAGCCCCTTGGAGGTTACTCCTTGGGGCTGTTTTTTACATATTGTATCAAATTCGTGTTGCATTTCGTGTTGCATAGTTCTTCTTTTTTATGCCCAAAATGGCAAAATAACATATTTTATGAGCTAATTTGAAATTGCCGAAACCATTGAAAACACTACGTTCTTTGCGAGAACCAGTGAATACAAGATTTTCATAAAAATGCGGATGACAGGACTTGAACCTGCAAGAAAAATCCTAATATACGCTATTTTTCAGCACTTTCTTTTTTTGTGTTGCATTCCGTGTTGCATAGCTTTGAAAAATAATCATTCCCAATTTCATTCATCTCTTTTTCTCGATCAACCAGAACGTGCCGATATACATTTTTTAATGTGGTATCATCCTCCCAACCGCCGCGCTGCATAATATATACATCTGGAATTCCAAGAGTATGCAACTCAGATGCGCAATAATGACGCAAATCATGGAATCGAAAATGATGAATCTGATTGTCATCTAACAGATCTGAAAATCTGTCGGATATTTGCGATGGGTTCAAATTTGTTATTTTCCCATGTATTCCTTTTAATTTATCTGCAACAAAATCTGGATATGAAATGAATCTGTCACCAGCAAAAGATTTTGGTCTTTTGATAACCCAACCATGAGAATCATTCATAACCATAGCATATTCGACATGTACTATGTTCTGCTTGATATGATCAGAATTAAGCGCACAGATTTCTGACCGCCTCATCGGACCGAACGCTGCCAGAAGAACAGGTATCTCTAATTCACTACCTACAGTACATTCAATTACCTTTTTGACTTCGGCAGATGTAGGTACATAGATTTTCGGTCTTACCTTTTTAGGTAAGGAAGTTCTTAAGATGAAATCCGAACGATAAGTCTTCAAGACAGTAGAAAGAAAGCCATGCATATTGTACACAGTTTTTGGCGAATGAGTAAGTGCTTCACGATTCATTTCAGCTTGAACATCCTCTTGAGTGATTTCCATTATATTTAATGACATAAGTTTAGCCATGTCTCTTTTGACAGATCGCTTATATTCTCTAATAGTTCCAGGGGATAAAACACCTGTTCTGCTTTCTATGTATTTATTACATGCCTCTTTTAATGTCATATCTTCTGGTGGAACATATCGCGCAGTCAATACTTCACTTTCTTTTTTTGCTGCCCATTCGGCAGCCATTTGCTCACAGATTCGCTTCCCTTTTTTGCTAGGATCTGAACATGTAAAAGATTTATAAACCCTTTTCTTTTTGATAGTCCCGTCTGATAACGGGATTTCTTCGATGTGACTGAATACCTGACATCTCCATGAGCCAGATGGCAGTTTTTTTGCAGTTGCCATTTCTTTTCCTCCTTATTAACCGAACAAACTTTCTGACTTGTCCGAACACACCGAAGATGATACAATATGACTTGTCAGGCGATACGTTTCACTTCGTTATGCTTTGCGGAACGTAAAAATATTTTTCTTTTTTTTAAAAACCGGTTCCCGTTGGTAGCAGGAGCCGGTTCTTTTTATAAAAGTTCTGATTTTTTCTGGTCAAATTCTTCTTGAGTAATAATACCGCTATCTAAAAGCTCTTTGTAATCCTTCAGTAGTTCAACGGATGTTTTCTGATTTCGAACATTTTCAACAGCATCAGAGCTTTTGGAAATATTGAAACTCTTTAACTGCATATCTATATTTGAACTACAGCGGAATCCAATAGTATTTATTTGATTGGTTTCGATATTCCGCATTTTCATAGATGCATAAGAATCCACTTCAATGTTATCACTTGTTGTGGTAGCAGTTCCAGTAGTAGTGGAATTATTCTTTCCTTTGGTTTTCTTTCCAGTTCCAACAGCTGCACCGACTATAGTTCCAACTCCCGGAGCAATAGCGGTTCCAACAACGGCTCCTGCTAAATGCCCTCTTCGTTTCGTTTTTTCTTTACTTTTCCCTTTAGTGTGAGATGTTGTAGTTGTCTTTTCTACTGTTCTGTATTCCGGCCCGTTCCATTCATAGTCGAAAAGTTCATATTTGGTTGGAGCATCTGACACTGTAACAGACCCATCTTTCCATTGCTTCAAATCAAATCTTGCGTGTTTGGAACCAAGCTCAAAATCCTCCTTACCGGATATAACTCTCAGATTCAATACTCGAACAGGTTTTTCTACAACCGCTGGCTGGGTTGCTACGGAATTATTTGATATTGCAGGTTTTTGAACCTTATTTTTAATAGACAGCAAAAGTGCAAAAATAAGATACAAAACAGCAATTCCAAATGTCTCAAGTACAACAACGACCATAATATTGTCCGATGAAAGATCGTTTGAACTCATCAAAGCCACAATCATCAGCACAATGAATGCAGTCCAAATAATCATCAACACATTTCGTATCTTTTTCATAGTTTCCCCCTTTGACACGATTACTCAAAATTTTCGATATAATTCTTATATAGATTCCTTATTTTTGCAGCCTCCCTCTGCCTGATCGGAACGATATCCCCTGATATCATTTCGAAATGATCTGACGCATCTTTGATTTCATCCATGTTTACGATGTAGCTCTGATGACAACGGAGAAATCTTCCGTCAAGGCGAGGCTCTATATCTGACAGCTTTCCACGTACTACATGTATGATACCGCAGGTACAGTGGACAAGAATTGATTTATTTCGGCTTTCTATGTATTCGATGTGACGGAATTCTACCCGATGGAAGTGATCTCGGTTTTTGATAGTCAAGGCTTTCTCACGGATATCTTCCAATGTGTGTGCTACGACAGAATACATGCGTCCATGCTCAGAGCCTTTGATGATGTAATGCACTGGCAAGACGTCCAATGCGTCAAATACATAGTTTTTGTATGCTGTCCAGAAGGCAATGTTGCCATTATATCCATTTTTCCTGAGCTGTCTTGCAACATTTATGCCATTCTCATTATCAAGGACCACATCCAACACGACTATATCGTACCATTGACCGTCTGCTATATCATCAATCAGCGGCTTTCCACTACTATAAGTGTTTAGCGTGTAACTCTTGTCTCCGCGCTTTTTCAAAAACTCATCAATATGAGCCTTAAAAAAATCAATCTGTAAAGAATTATCGTCACAAATCGCAATTTTCATGCAAATCAGTCCTTTAAATTGTCATTTTCGCCATTTGCGTTAAATAAGAATTCTATATGTTATAGTTGATTATAGCATCATGCAATATAGTTGTAAATAGACGTTTGTAGGTGATTTTAGAATGAAAAGAGTCAAAAAAGTACTAATTTTGATATCGGTTATAGTTTTTGTCAATTATATAATCCATCTTCCAATGTGCGTGGATGATTATGTACACAAGGATTCTGACATATACTCTGCTCAACACATGTGCAGGCATTCGACCTTGACCAGGAACGCGAAGGGAATTTTGAAAACAGACGGTATTATAGAAACAATAAAAATTCCACTCAAAGCGAACTTCCTTTTTGCAAAAGTAAAAATTATATTCGATATTACGAATGTTCCGGTCTATCATTGGCAACTAGCGAGGGGTGATTTGTCCGCCGATGCCACTTTATCGTACCAAAGATAATGCAATGTAAAAGAGAGCAAGTGTTTTTGTGCGGTAGGAGGTATAATATGGATTACAAGAAAGAAATTATTGAAATGATAGAGAATACTGAAAATGAGGGCAAATTAAAATTTGTCTATACAATTCTTATTAAATATCTAAAATCAAAGAAGCAAGGGGATTAACCCTTGCTCCTTTTGTTTAGTGATGAAACTATTTGTTTTATTGCTTTCTTATCTTCTTTATCGAGTGCTTTGTATTCCTCGATAAAATCTAAGATGTCAGGTTCCGACATAAGATTTCCAATTATGGTTGCATAATCGTCATCGCTTTTAGAACCCATGAGGTATGTTGGTGTTACTTCCAGAACACCGCATAGAAGTTCAATAGTGTCCATATCTGGCTTACACTTATCTTTTTCCCAGTCACTAATTGAATTGTGCTTTGCATTGATTTTTTCTGCAAGTTGTTTCTGGGTCAGCTTCTTTGCCGTTCTGGCTTGTTTGATTTTCTCACCAAATGTCATTATCGTTTCCTCCCTTCATAGCTAATAATAATATAGAAATTTCGAACTGTCAATAAAATAATTTCGATTTACTCGAAATTTCTTCTTGACATTCGAGTAATTCGAAGTTATACTGTAATTGTTCGATAGGAACGAAATTAAATAGAAAGGAGAAATGAAGAATGTGCGTTGGTAAAAAGATTAAGTCGTACCTTGAAAACAACGGTATAACGCAGACATTTGTCGCCAACAAAACTGGCATTCCTGTTCAGAAACTCAATCTTTCTCTCAATGGAAATCGCAGATTAGATTTCGATGAATACGAATTAATTTGTGGGGCGTTATCTGTTGGAACAGACAAGTTTCTTGAACCAAAGTTACCGGAATAGAAAGGAGCAAATTTTATGAGTAAAAAGAAGAAAAAGGAAAAGGCTTCTAAGATGGTGCGAACATCAAAGAAACCTATTTCCTTAACATGTTTGATTAATAAGAAGCCTATTTGCCGGATGGATATTTTTCGTTGAATGCTTCTAATGCGGATTCATAAGCATTTATGTATTCTTCGAAATAATCGATGGTTACATGAGTTTTGCCAGCATCAACTTGAGATTGACGTTTTAAATGGCAAACATCAGTGCAAACTGCAATGGCTAAATCATGTGCGCGTTTTTCATTATCCGTCATTATTACACCTCCTTTCACAGGAGAGTATAACACAAAATTCAAAAGACGAAACAAAGAAAGGAAAAATAGTTGACTGGAGCAAAAATCAGATAAGAAAGAAACTGCAATTTCACAGTAATTAAGGAGGAAAACATGAAGAAATTTGAACGATACCTTATGATTGCTGACCTTATGGAAAAACATTTTGAAAAATAAAGTGCTCCGAAGGAGAGCCGAAACCTCTCGCCTCGGAGCTGTAAACCACTAACCACACTAGCGGATTACAGGATAATCATATCATTTCTTCCTGTATTTCGCAAGAGAACAGGAGGATTTTTTATGAAGAAAACCGAGGATAAAAAAGTGACAAATTTTGAAGAGTTCGAAACTTTCTATGCAGTTGAGGTTGTAAGAGAGGCAAAAAAGCAGACTCACAAATGGTTCTGCGCATGGATTGTAACCATGATTGCATTAATTCTTTCAAACGCTGCATGGATGTTTATCAAGTAAGAAAGGAGGAAAGACTGTGGCAATCAGATATACCACAGAACAAAAGAAATACATCCTTTTGAAAGGCAATATTGCAAAAAGGATGGAGGCCGAGCGAGTAAGTGATGCACAGATGGCAGCAATTACCGGAATGGCAGAAAACACTTTCCGTAAAAAGCGAAATAAGCCAGAAACATTCACGTATCCGGAACTGCGGCATATTTTTATTCGATTGAACTTCCCTAACGAGGAAATATTGGAGGCTTTGACATGAAAGATTGGATAGACTCCATTCTGATTGGAGGGATAGCAACGTATCTTCCGTTCTGGACCTGGGACAACAGCCGTGACCAGATCATGGGAGCGTTGGGACTGATCGGAGCTGTGTACATAGCAAGGACGTGGAAAGAATGGACATGCTAGACATGCCAACTAAAAAAGGATCCTCAGAGCTGCAACTCAAATAAGGATCCAAGACAATATATCTCTTCTCCATTGTAGAAGGAAAGAAACCAAAAGTCAATACAAGGAGGAAATTATGAACGAAGAGAAAATCAGAGAAATATTTGATTTGTGTCTGAGAGTTTCAAGTGAAACAACGGCGCATGTGAATTTTGACTATACGGCGTGTGACGACATATCCAGAGTTTATATTTATGTATTTAATGATGCAAGGGAGATCGTAAAACATTTTTCATTGTGCCAGTTTTACGACTTTAAGTTTGAATCTCAGAATTATGAAGATGCAAAGAAATGTCTTCTGGAACTGCTTATTAATGGGAGGTGTCCGTTAAATGAATCTTGAAGAATTAAGACTCCTCCCGAAGTGGGATATGGTTCTTGCAGTGAATATCTTGTTGGAGGAACTGAACAAGCGAAACGCTCCTATTGTTGATTGGGAGAATCCAGATATGTACGTGGATCATCTTGAATATCATGCCGCTGATTCCATTCAGAACGGTAAGACGGTTCCGGGCATGGGGGATAAGTCAGACGCAATCTATTGTTTTTTTAAGCAGTTAAAGGAGCCTGTCTATGAACGAGAGGATACAGGAAGTCTTGAGACTGATTGATGTTCAGCTTGCACTTGCTCCAGATAATCCAATAGAGGAGCAGTATAAGGCGAGAACATTGGCAAGTTACACGCAAGCACTAAATGGGCTTTTAGCGGCTCAGAAAGCATATAAGGAGAACGCTCATGAGTGATTTTGAAATCCGTATTCCAGCGAGAAAGAAACAGCCTGCAACTGATAAGGATAACCCGGTCGTGAAAGTATCATCGGAAGCATACAACGCACTGGTTGAGATCTATAACGAATCAACCATATCAATGAAAGATATCGCAAGTTTGCTGATCGTTGAGGGCAGCAAGCATGTAGTTTATGACAAGGAGGATTGAAATTGAATATCTATGAAAAATTAGGAGTTATTCAGTCAAAGCTGAAAGCCCCAAAAGGGCAGTATAACTCATTCGGGAAATATAAATATAGAAGCTGTGAGGACATTCTGGAAGCAGTAAAGCCGCTTCTGGCAGAAACAAAGACAGTATTATGTATCACTGATCAGATGGAAGTGGTCGGGGACAGAATCTATGTAAGAGCAGAAACACATTTAAAAGATGCAGAGGATTCTTCTTCTGAAATCGTAACAGTTGCTTATGCAAGGGAAGAAGAGTCAAAAAAAGGCATGGATTCTTCCCAGGTTACAGGCGCAGCGTCATCTTATGCAAGAAAGTATGCCCTGAATGGTTTGTTCTGCATTGATGACAACAAAGACAGTGATTCTACTAATACAGGTAGCAGTGGAAAAACAGCAGCTAAAAAGTCAGAATCAAAAGGACCTGTTGAGATGATTACTTCAGAAAATGTAATGAGTATCCAGAACATCATTGACAAATATCCGAGTTCTAACTTGTTTGAACAGATTAAAACTCGTTTCAAGGTAGACGAAGTGAAAGGACTCACAAAAGAAAAAGGGCAAAAATGTCTCAAAATGTTGATTGAGTACGATAAACAGCATAGTGGAAAGGAATAAAAAATGAACAAAGTTATTCTTACAGGAAGATTTACACGCGATCCAGAAATCAAGTACACCAATGATGGAACATCTATTGCAAGATTTTCTATTGCGGTAAATAGAAGATTTGTGAAAGAGGGTTCTGATCAGAAAGCAGATTTCTTAAATTGCATCGCTTTCGGAAAGTCAGCGGAATTTATTGAGAAATATTTTTTCAAGGGTATGAAAGCAGATTTATCTGGAAGAATCCAGACAGGATCCTATACGAATAAAGACGGCGTGAAGGTATATACAACAGATATTGTTGTCGAGGAAATCGAATTCGGCGAAAGCAAAGGTTCTTCACAGGCACAGACAGCATCACCTACACCGAATCCAGAAGCCGACCCGGACGGCTTTATGAGCATTCCTGATGGTATCGACGAGGAGATGCCATTTAATTGATACAGATTGATAGCAGAGAACATCAGAAAGTTATTGATGGCATTAAAAAGGCATTTGACGAGGCAGGGGAAAAATGGTTCGTGTCAAAGCTGTATGTAGGTGATTACATGAATTATGATAACCCGCGTTTGGTAGTTGATAGAAAACAGAACCTTGCAGAGTTATGCGGAAATGTATGCCAGCAGCATGAAAGATTCCGATCTGAAATTATCCGGGCAAATGAAGCAGGAATAAAACTTGTCTTCTTATGCGAACACGGGAAAGGGATCGAAAAGCTGGACGATGTTCTCTGGTGGGAGAATCCCAGGGCGAAGAAGCGGGTTAAGAAAAATGGTATCTGGATTGAGCAAGAACAGAAAGTTATGCACGGCGATACGCTGTACAAAATTCTATGCACAATGCAGAGAAAATATGGAGTTGAGTTCCTATTTTGTGACAAGAAAAATACTGGAAAACGAATAATGGAGATTCTGTCGGATGGACAAAGAAACAATTAAACAGCAGAACAGCATGAGAGATGTTCTTTCCAGATACGGAATGATTCCGAACAGAGCTGGCTTTATCAGTTGCCCATTTCATCCCAGTGACCGTACTGCTTCATTGAAAATTTACAAAGACAGCTACTATTGCTTCGGATGTGGCGCGTCAGGAGATATTTTTACTTTCGTTCAGAATATGGATAATTGCGATTTTAAGACAGCTTTTCAGATTCTTGGCGGAACTTACCAGAAACCAGATTTTTCTTCCAGAATGGCAATATATCACCATCAAAAACAGATGGAAATGCAGCAGAAGGAAGAACAGAAGAAAAAGACCGAGTTGCAAGAATGCATGTCTGATATAGATTTCTACCGGGCTATCCTCGACAGAGTGAAACCATTGTCTGACGGATGGTGTGAAGCATGGAACAGGTTGCAACTTGCACTATATCACCATGGATTCATAACAGGACTGGAAGAAGGTGATTAAAAGTGGAAATGATAAGCAAGCTCACGAAGGACTCTATTCTGGATGAAGAAGTGTTTGACGAGATATTCAAGCAGGAAGATGAGATTTACAAGGCACGTTTGACATTGACTCTTCTGGACAGAGCCAAGGAGCTTGGCGTAAAGAAAAAATTTGAGGATTTGCTTAAGGCTTACACGAAAGTACAGAAGCAAATGATCGAGAAAGAGAAAAACAATAGGACGTTGTCTATGCTGAACCAGTGGACTAATTTCTCTGATTGTGAATATGACAGAATGAAGTGTCTTAACTGGGTGGCGGACGATGATGGAATCAGAATATCGAATACTAATCCAGGATCGCCGGATATCATAGCTTGTTATCACCCTATACTTCCAATAGAGCGAATGAAGAATCTGGAGACTGGAGAAGAACAGATAAAGCTAATCTATAAGAGAAATAATAAATGGTCCGAGGTTATTGTACCGAAAACCATGGTTGCATCATCTACTAAAATCGTTGGCTTGTCTGCGCTTGGAATTTCAGTAACATCTGAGAATGCGAAGTTTCTTGTGCGGTATCTGTCAGATGTCGAGAATGCAAATGACGATTATATCAACATTCAGTATTCATCCAGCAAAATCGGGTGGATCAGGGATTATTTTCTTCCTTATGACAAAGACATTGTATTCGATGGAGATATGCGGTTCCGACAACTGTATGAAAGTATCAGTGTAGGCGGCAGCAGAACAGAATGGTATGAACATGTAAAAAAGGTTCGTGCTACTGGAAGAATAGAGCCGAAAATCATGTTGGCTGCAAGTTTTGCCAGTATTCTGATTAAGCTTGTTGGCGCACTTCCGTTCTTTGTAGACCTCTGGGGAGAAACTGAAGGCGGCAAGACTGTGACGCTTATGTTGGGAGCTTCCGTCTGGGCGAATCCGGGTGAATCTAGGTACATAGGAGATTTCAAGACAACAGATGTGGCTCTGGAAGCAAAGTCTGATATGCTTAACAATCTTCCACTAATTCTGGATGATACTTCCAAGGTATCTGCCAAAATCAGGGATAACTTTGAAGGGATTGTATACGATTTATGCTCAGGCAAAGGAAAAAGTCGTTCTAATAAGGAATTGGGAGTCAACCGGGAGAACCGCTGGCAGAACTGCATTCTGACCAATGGTGAACGTCCGCTTGCAGGATATGTCAGTCAAGGTGGAGCAATTAACCGAATTATTGAGGTTGAGTGTTCTGAAAAGATTTTTGATGATCCACAGCTTACCGCAGATACCCTTAAAAAGAACTACGGATATGCAGGAATCGACTTTGTGAACGCAGTCAAGGAAATGTCCATTGATGATATAAAAGCCCTGCAAAAGCACTATCAGGAGCTTATACAGGACGATGACAAGATGCAAAAACAAAGTATATCTATGAGTATCATTCTGGCAGCAGATAAAATCGCAACAGATCAGCTGTTCCATGATGGTCAGTACATTGACATTGAGACGGCTAAGAATCTTCTGACAGAGAAAGAAATGGTATCTGAAAACGAACGTGCTTACTGGTTCGTGCTTGATAAGATTGCCATGAACGGAATTAAATTCGATGATAACCCAGATATAAAAACAGAAAGGTGGGGAATTATCGACAATGATCCGGTAGAGAAAACATCAACTGCAATAATCTATAGCGCAGCGTTTGATGATTTATGCAAAATCGGAAGATTCTCCAGAAAAGCATTTTTGTCATGGGCTGTTAAGAAGGGACTTGTGGAAACCGACAGCAGAGGTTATCCGACCAAAGCAAAGAAACTGGACGGAATTGTCACCAAATGTGTGTTTTTGAAAATTGTAGATGAAATTCCGAAAGGATTCGTGAATTGCAATGATGATTTTGAGATTACAGACGATATTGTGTTTGATTAACAAACAATTCGTTCAAAAGGTAACCGGGTAACCTAGGTAACCTTTGATTCTGCATATATATATTTGAGTATTTATATGCACATATTGAGTATAAAAGTTTCCCTATATGAGAAAGTCAGGGTTACTCGGTTACTCGGTTACCATGCAGTAAAATCAATGGTTTGCGGATTTTTGAACGGTTACGTTTCGGTTACTATCGGTTACTCATAAAGAAGGTGAATAATGAAAGTAGAAGCTAAAGATATTCCGGTCATGCACAAGTTCATGCCAGAGTTTTGGAACGCAATAAAAGAATTTTACAATGTGAAAAACGATGATGAATATTTTGATGCATTACATAAAAAAATCGAGGATTTATATGAAATCTATCCAGACAGTTTGGCAAGGTATCTGTCTTTGGCCTTTTACAAATGGGCTGAGGATGTGTCAACAGGGAAATGCAAAATATAAGAAACATGGAAAAGAATGTCGTATAAGCACAGCAATGGAAGTGCAAGGAGTGATTGAGAAATCCATGACCGTATTCCCGAGAGATAACGGTGTACCAATTTACTGGGATTACCAGATTAAGGGCTTTTTCAAAGATGCTTGTGGAATGCTGAGAAAGGTAACTGGTTCAAAATCTTCCAAAATCAAGGCTTACAAAAAAGAAATTGACGGTCTAATTTTCGTTGAAGAACGTAAAATTCCGATTCATTTTGATGGAGAAATGGGAACCTGCCAGAGGCCACTGAGAGGACAAACACCGCAGGGTGAAAGAATTGCACTGGCAAATAGTGAGACAATACCTGCCGGAAGTTGGATTGAGTTCACAATCAAGTGCTTATGCGATAGCCATGAAGCAGCAGTCAGAGAATGGCTTGACTATGGAGAACTGAGAGGCATCGGACAGTGGCGTAATTCAGGTAAGGGCCGCTTCAAATGGGAAGAAATATAAAAGCATGACAGGAGTGATAGAAATGCCATATAACACAGCAAGAAAGTACTATGAGGGTATCCAGACAAGGAAAGACATATATCTGTACATCATAAGATACTTGAAAGAACACAATTATCCGCCAAGTATTCCAGAAATTGCAGCAGGACTGAGCATATCTAGCCATACCGTGCAGAATCATTTCGGCAAATTATTGGAAAGTGGCTTACTTGAGACGGACAACCCCGGAACGCCACGAGCGTACCGAGTGACAGGATATAAGTTCAGAAAGGTGAAGGAAAAATGAGTAGCAAGTTAAAAGTCAAGAAAAAGACCAGATTTCCTGTTCAGACTTCTAATCAGGCAGCTCAGGCATTCGGGCGTTCAATGCAGATCTGTTATAGACAGATAAAAGACGTAGAGCAGCAAGCCTACGAGGATGGATTCACTGTTGGTGAAGATTGGAGTAATACGATCAATACCGTTACAACTATGATGGCTCTAAGACGTTTATATGGCTTTTCTACGAAGCGTTTACTCACAGTAGTACAAACTGCCAATGAGTACGTTGAAATGGCAAACAGGGGTGAAATGAGCGTTCTGAGCATGATACAAGACATTGAAGAGAACACAGATGTAAGATTCGATGAGATGAATAAGAATCTGGTTAAGAAGATGGGAGTTTAAAATGAAATTTATAGATTTTTTCGCAGGAATCGGAGGATTTCGTAGGGGAATGGAATTGGCAGGGCATGAATGCGTTGGTTTTTGCGAATTTGATAAATTTGCTACTGCGAGTTACATCTCAATGCACTTGCTGACAGACGAGCAGCGAAAGGCATTGGAAGATATTCCTATCAAGAAAAGACAGAAGGAAATATTAAAGGAGGAATACAGAAATGGAGAATGGTACGCAAATGACATTAGAAGAGTGTATGCCGGAGACATTCCAAAAGCCGACTGCTGGTGCTTTGGATTCCCTTGTCAGGACATATCCATTGCAGGAAAGCAAGTCGGATTTCAAGGAAACCGTTCAAGCCTGTTTTTCAGAGTTATGTACCTTATCGGACAGCTCAAAGAAGAAGATAAACCCACTTACCTTTTCATTGAGAACGTTAAAAATCTGCTTAGTGTTAATGGAGGATGGGATTTCGCCAGACTGCTCATTGAAATGGATAGGGCAGGGTATGATGCAGAATGGCAAGTGCTCAACTCCAAAGATTTTGGAGTGCCACAAAACCGGGAAAGATGTTTTATTATCGGACATCTTAGAAGCAGAAGTACCGCAAAAATATTTCCTGTCGAAAGAGCAGACAGAGAAAATAGTATTCAAATAATTGGACACAGGAACGGATATAAAAGAAATACGCAGGTATTCGTACAAGATGGAATTACAGAAGCATTAAGCACCTGTCAAGGCGAAGAAAGGGGACACCACACTGCCTTACCATGTTTCATAGATTTATGTTACCAGGGATCGCAAATGACGGACACTGCAAGATGCTTAAAAGCAAGATACTACAAAGGCGTAGCGAACCACGCCGGACAGGATAGTGGAATTGCAATAAAAGTCATAGGAGAAGTTAATTCGTCACAAGATGGGAAAGTGCTTGGAATTGATGGAATCGCAAAATGCCATTCGGCAGGACATAACAACAATCCGAAGATAGCACTTCCGGTTCTGACACCGGATCGAGTAGAAAAGCGTCAGAATGGGAGAAGATTCAAAGACAATGGCGAGCCAATGTTTACACTTACAAGAGCAGATATACATGGCGTAGCGATTGAACCTACTGGATTTAATTGTATGCCAGATGGAACATGCAGAACATTGAAAAATCAATACCAGAAAAACAGTGGAGTAAATTTCGCTTGCCAAACAGACAGAGGTGCTACGGCTGTTGCTGTTAAGTTCAAAAACATTACAGCAAGCACAATCAGGAAAGTTGCTCCTAGAAATAAAGTTTCGATACTTAGAGGACAATCGCAAGAAAATAATTTAGATATTTGCGTAAAGGTAGCAGAAGCAACAAAACAAGGATATTCAGAGTGCAGAGTTGGTGTCGATGCTGTGAATTTATCAGTTCGAGGTAGTAAGACAAGAAGAGGAAGAGTTGGGAAAGAGATTGCAAACACACTAGACACAAGCTGCAATCAAGGGATATTTGTTCAAGTGTCGGAAGAATTGGTTGTATATGCAGTCTGGTATGAAAAATATCAGTGTTACATAGCAATCCGGAAGCTGACACCGAAAGAATGTTTTCGGCTGCAAGGTTGGTCGGATGATTATTTTAAAAAGGCTCAGTTTGTTAATTCTGACAGCCAGTTATACAAACAGGCAGGAAACGGCGTAACAGTGACAGTTATAGAAGCTATAGCAAGGAAAATGAACGTAAATCTAAATTGATAGCGTGTCAGTTGCTTACATGGGGAAAGTGAGGATGTGAAATGACAGAACAGGAAAAGAAGGAACTTCTGGACGAACTGGAAAAGCGCATTGACGAAAAATACAAAGGTTGCCTTACCAGAGAAGATGTTGCAACCACATTAAAAGCGCCGAGAGAAAAGTGGTTCAGAGACGACAACGGAAGCGGAAGAGATTCTCTGATGACGGATGCTTTTGATTCTACCATTATCGCATGGCAGGTTTGGGAAACAATCAGAAAATTAACTTGCGTCGTGTGCGGTAAACAGTACGTCAGACATCTTGCAAATGTAGAGAATGCAGACGAGATTGCAGAGGAACTTTGCCAGTTTATTTATGACTTGAAGATGGATTTTAAGAAACAGGAGGACACGAAATGAGAAAATACACAATAAATCTTCCAAGAGGACTGGAAGTAGATATTTCTAATTTGCCAGAGGACTTCAAAGAACAGATCGAGCAGGCGTTCAGAGAGTATACATCTGGAACAGCAAAAGCGTATATGTACGTTGACAAGTTGGGATTCATTGACCGTTGCGTAGAATATTTAAACGGTAATAAGGATTCAGATGATACTGTAAATTCGTTGGTTGAAGAAGCAATGATTGCTGAGTGGAAAAACAACGGTGAAATCATCAAGGAAGACGATATATACAACATTGATTTTATGGAAGATTGCTACATAAAAGGCAAGGAAGATGCAAAGCTGAACTCTCATTTCGGAACTGATGATCATCACATTTACGACCAGATTCAAAAAGTTCTGGTGAAGATAATTACCGTTGTTATGAATTATAGAGACGAGGAGGACACAAAATGTTAATCAGAAGTCAGAATAAAGCAATTTTATTAAACTTTAGCAATTCGACTGTAGTTTATATTGCGAAAAATGACAAGGATTTTGTTATTTCAAGCCTAGGGAACGAAAACAGATATAGACTTGGTAAATATTCTTCAGAAGCGAAAGCTATGAAAGTACTGGATATGATTCAGGAAGCCTGCATAAACGGACATATTGATTTCCAGATGCCAGAAGATTCGGAGGTAGAAGTATGAACAAGACCAATATTGGCTTTTTGAAACATGGAGATGTTTTCCGATATAAATGTGAAATGTATAGAGCTGGACATGTAATCGAAAATACAGATGGATATGTTTCTTGCACAAATATCAAAACACGCAAAGTTGAAAGGCTTTACATAGATACAGAAGTGGAGGTGGAAGTATGAGCCATATCAAAGACAGATTATCGGATTATCATGATTTCATGAAGAAACTTGTGGATGACCACCAGATGGTTTTGGCAAGCGATGTTATGGATATGATAGAACAGCTTCTGGCTGATCTGGAGCAGGACGAGAAAGAAAATGGTTGGATTCCAGTCAGTGAGAGATTACCGGAAGACGGAACATATATCACTACTTTAGACGGAGAGCTTGTCGGACAGGAAGAACCATTCACGGGAATGCACGGTATCGAAAATGGAAAATGGGATGATGAAGACTGTGTTATTGCCTGGATGCCACTACCAGAACCATATAAGGAGGACGAGCCATGATTACATTCTTATTAGGATTCACCCTTGGAATCATATTCGGAGTAATTAGTCTTGTATGCGTAGCAATCATGTACGACAAGCACCACCCAGACGATTAGAAAGGAGAACGGTATGCTGACAAGGAACAAAAAGCTGAAAGACTACGGTATTCCGGCAGAAGACATAGAAAAACTGAATGCGATGCTGAAAGACTTCCCGGCAGAGTACGGATACCTGCTTTCCAGTGCCGCCTTGTCAGCTTGCCCGAAAAACACGGTGATAGCGGATATGGTTATCGAGAATATCTTGCACCGGAAAAGTTACAGGAAGATCAGCAAAGAAAGATATATCCCGATGAATCCAAAAGACTTCTACGGATACAGACGCAAGACCGTCGCTGTACTGTATGAGAGGATGCGGTTGTTGGGAGTGTGGGAGGAAAAATAAATGAAAGAATATAAATGTCCAAAGTGCAATAGTAAAAACCTTTTTGTCAAGAAAGTTGGGAATAATACGGGATTGTATTGCGGGGATTGCGGTGCATGGATTAAATGGGTCGGAAAAAATGAGCTGAGAATATTTGAATATTTAAACAGACAGAAATACGTAGACGATGCTAATAGTAAACAAGACGATATTGCAAACATCATTTATAGCACTCTCAATCATATGTATTGCGATAATTGCAGATTCAATAGCGAAATTAAAGAAAGTGATAGTGATGAATGGAACTGTGATGAATGCCACAGAAAATATAATGGATGGGGAGTTTCCATGCAGGAAAGTAATAAAATTGCAAAAGAAATTTTAAAACAGTTAGGAGAATAGGATATGAGCCGATTGATTGATGCAGACGAATTAATTAAATATATCAAAATTTGGGAAATTGGCACAAGTATTAGCTCTGACCAGAAAGAGTTTATTGATTGTGTTAATGAACAGTGGACAGCTTTTGATGCGGATAAGGTTGTTGAACAGTTGGAAGATTATTTATTTGAAAAATATTGCATAGAAGGGGATACAACAATTGATGAAATCGTGAAAGGCGGTGGAGTTGAATGAGAGAAATTCTTTTCAAGGCAAAGCAGATTGATAATGGTGAATGGATAGAAGGAAGCCTCATAGATTTAGACATTGACAACGGATATTGTTATATTGTTCCACCGTATAAAAAAGCGAGTATATTGCCAATCATCTTTTTAATAACAGACAGAATGAAATTGGTTGATCCAGAAACCCTCTGCCGGTTTACAGGACTTTGCGACAAGAACGGAAATAAGATTTGGAAGAACGACATTTTGATGTGTCATGGAAACCCAAAAGACCTTGTAAAAGCGGCATTTGGAGAATTTGGTGTAAGAAATATTGAAACCGGCTCCATAGTAGACAAAGTTGTCGGATGGCATTATGAGGTTGTTCCGACAGATGCAATCAGCAGATGTGAACCATTCTGCTGGCCAATGCCATTGACAGAATATTATATCGAAAGATGCGAAATGGAAGTAGTTGGAAATATTTTCGATAATAAAGAACTATTACAGGAGGTGCCGGAATGAGTAAATCAGTATTAGTGATTGATACACCGGAGAATTGCGGAAAATGTAAATTTATAAGCGGATTTTGGTGCAGAGCAATGGATGGTAGGAGAGTTCCAAACAATGATGTAATCCCTAATTGGTGTCCATTGAAGCCACTGCCGGAGAAAAGTACTACCGAGAATGATATGACGGATTATCAGCGCGGGATGGTCGATGGTCGAAATCAGTGCATTGATGAGATTGTATGAGAGGTAGAGCAGATGAGCAAGAAAGTAAAGTGTTGTGAATGCGATTCTTTTATGGGATGGGCTTTGCCAAGAGGGGTAGATAAAGACAATTACGAATATGCGAAAGAAGTTTTGAAGTTAGCATCTACTACAGGAATATGTGAATATACCATGAAAACCAAGGCAAGGTCGCATGAGCAGTATTGCAGAAAATTTAAAAAAGACAAGTTTTTAGAACGACATAACGATTTTTTTAAAGATGAAATTTTAAAACTTGAAAACATGATCAAGGAATATGAAAAAGAAAATTTTGTGGAAGTAGACGAATCATGGAAAGCTCATTTTATGAGAAGATTTCAAGAGGTGAAGTAGATGGAGAGATTAACAGAAAGATATGATATTACGCCAGACGGAGAATCAGATGTCTGGGTTAAACAGCACGATTATATTTCAGCGGCGCGAAAGCTTTGTGATTACGAAGACTTAGAAGAACAGGGCTTGCTTGTGAGATTGCCGTGTCCTATTGGCACAACTGTATGGGACATATGCGGCATGGATATTCGGGAAAACGTGTTAAGTGGAATTGAATGCGGCAAAGATGGTAAACAGTTTTTGTGGGCAAACCATGATGAATGGCTCGGAGAATTAAATGATTTGGTATTCCTCACTCGTGAAGAAGCTGAGAAGAAGTTGGAGGAGATGAAGAATGGCTGAATATGTTAAAAAGTCAGATGTAATAAAAATCATGGAAAATAATTCTCACATGATAGAGGTATTTGGAGTTAAAAAGAAAATGATTGACGGATTCGCAATGGGTTGTGATTTCGAAGATCTGGAAACTGTCAGTATTGAGGAGGACGATAAGGAGGATTAACATGAAACCAGAAGAAGCAAAAGACATATTATCCGATATGAGAGACCAGCATTTATGTTTCCTTGAAAGTTCTGAAAACAAAGATGAATGGAAGAAAAAATATCTCAAGGAAGCATGGGCGTGTGATTCCGGAGCAAAAGCATTGGAAAAGCAGATTCCATGCAAACCTGAAGAATATGTTCCAGATTTTCCGTACAATATATTTTCCACTCAAAAATGTGCGAAATGCGGAACACCTGTTATTGGTAAAAAAATAAGCAAGTACTGTTCTGAATGCGGGCAGAAAATTGACTGGGGAGAGGAGTGATTAAATGGATTTTAATACAGCAATGGCGAAATCAGTAGCATGGGCCAGTACATCATTTGCCTTAATAGCGGCACTCAGTTATACAAAAGAACCATTATGCTTAATGGCATTAGTTCTTCCGCTGTTTGTTGGATTACTTGCACATTAATGAGAAGGAGTTGATAATCATGTTGGACAATCCTACACTTGAAATTGACAGAGAAAAGAACGAAGTTACGATAAAATGTAATGGGGATACTATAAAGTTCAAAGATGATAATGTGGAAGTGACCAGGGCGAGCAAAAAACATGATGTTTAAGTCACCAGACATAACCCCGCAACTCGCCATATCAGCATTCACAGTACTACATCAATATTGCAGCTCAATCAGTCCACATGACTGCATCAGATGCGCATTTTACGAACATTGCCCGGAGTGTTTCATGGGGTGCCCGGGAGATCAGGGCGAGACGATCAGAAAATTACAAAGCAATGAATAAAATTAGAGAGTCGGTATTTACCGGCTCTTTTTATTGCAAAATTCCTCAAACATGTACCACAACTTTTCCGCCAACCTATGATAGAATATACTCAGAAGTGTTACTATGGGGTTTTATAGACAGTTGGAGGTGAGAACGTGGGAATGACGCCAAAGTACACAAGCGTTGAAGAGATTGAGAGCAAAATAGAACAGTATTTCGAAGATTGCAAAGGTTATCCATTAACCGATGAAAAAGGGAAACAAATATTTAACAAGTTTGGATCCCCTATTTTCATAGATGTTCACCCTCCGACCGTTACAGGACTTGCCTTGGCCCTTGGATTTACGAGCAGACAGGCACTTTTAAATTATCAGGCAAAGCCGGCATTTGTTGACACGATTACGCGCGCGAAAGCCAGAGTGGAACAGTACGCAGAGGAAAGGCTATTTGATCGTGACGGTTCAAATGGCGCTCAGTTCAGCTTGAGAAATAATTTTAAGGGATGGGATGCTGATAAGAAAAATGATGATTCTGGAGATGGAAAGATTACGATTGTGAATAATATTCCAAGGCCGGAGAAGCAGAATGAATGAGAATCCGATTAATCTGAATGAAATTATAGCTCCGGCTTTTTACAATGTATTCTGGGACATTATGGACGGAAAACACACCTATTATGATTTGTATGGTGGGCGTGGATCTACTAAATCATCTTTTGTGGGTGTCATGATTCCTTTCCTGATGATGCAGGACGCAGAGAACGGCATAATGTCAAATACCGTTATTTTCCGTAAAGTTGGAAACACACTTCGAGAATCCGTTTATGAACAGATAGCATGGGGAATTGACGCGCTCGGAGCCAATGAACTATGGGACACCAGTGTAAGCCCTATGCAGTACACTTATAAGCCTACCGGACAGAAAATCATATTCAGAGGACTGGACAAGGCAAAAAAGACTAAATCTATTAAAGCAAGCAAGGGATACTTCAAGTATCTCTGGTTCGAGGAACTTGACGAATTTTCGGGCATTGAAGAAATTCGTACAGTGCAGCAGTCAGTCCTTCGAGGTGGCAGTAAGTTTATTGTATTTAAGACATTCAATCCGCCAATTAGCCGGAGCAACTGGGCGAATGTGTATGTAGAAGAGCCACGAGACGACAGCTACAGGCATAAGAGTGATTACAGATCAGTTCCTGTTGAATGGCTTGGTCAACAATTCCTTGATGATGCGGAACATCTCAAAAAGACAAATCCAAGAGCTTACGACCATGAATATTTAGGACTTCCGGTTGGACTCGGTACAAATATCTTTGAGCTGTTGGAAATCCGAACGATTCCAGACGAAGAAATTCAGAAGTATCAAAGTATCTATCAGGGACAAGACTGGGGATGGTATCCGGATCCCAAAGCGTTTATTCGTGTGGCTTATGTACCTAATCAGGACAAAGTTATCCTGCTGGATGAGCTTGGCGGTTGTAAAATCCGTAATACGGCAATGGCTGACCAGATCAAGGCAAAACAGTATGATGATTATTCTATCTATTGCGGAGTTGACGAAGAGGAAAGTATTATTGACTTCCGAGATGCAGGGCTTCCAGCACGTAGGGCCATTGTTACACCGGGAAGCCGCAAATATACTTTTGAGTGGTTACAGTGCCGAACATTAGTCATTGATCCGGCACGAACGCCTAGAGCATACAAGGAAATTATCAATTACGAGCATGAAGTAGATAACAATGGAGAAGTGATTGCAGATTATCCAGATGGCAACGATCACTGGATAGATTCTCTCAGATACGCAACCAGTCCATTGTCCATGAGAAGGGGGAACAGTGCATAAAATGTTAGATAGGTACTTTTCAGATAAAATAAATAAATTCTTAAGCATCGGTTTAAAAATATATGGATCATCTGACATTAACGAAATCTTAAAAGTTGTAGAATATGAAGACATTATTGTGCGAGATACTTCTGTAAGGTGGATGGATTTTAAAAGGTAGATTAAATGGGACTTATAACAACACTAAAAAGGTGGTTTAACATGATATTCAAAAAACAAGCCGAAGAGGACTTTAATATCCAGGCGGCAGAGTTCCCAGAGATGGAATCGTTGATTAATAAATGTGCAAACATATATCGAGGCGTTCCATACTGGTTAGATGATAAAAATAACATCAAGACGATTAATTTTGCTAAATCCGTCTGCTCCGAGACTGCCAGACTTGCAACATTGGCGATCGGTATTCAGATTGACGGCTCTGCAAGGGCGGCATGGTTACAGGAGCAGATCGATAAAGTATATTTCCAGATACGTCACTGGGTAGAATACGGCTGTGCTTATGGAACGGTATTTATCAAACCAAACGGTGAGAGCCTTGACGTATTCACTCCGGCAGATGTGATGATTGTGGATTACGATAATCAGGAAATCAAAGGGATTATATTTAAGGACTCTTATACTGTTGGTAGAAAATACTACACAAGGCTCGAATATCACAGGTTTGTTGAGACAACAGTGGACGGAGTGACAACCTATCCGTATTATGTTTCTAACAGAGCCTATGTATCAAAATCTCCTCAAAGCATCGGAGACAAGATTGACCTTAAACAGACAAAGTGGGCTGACCTAATGGCAGATACGCCGCCGATACTCAAGGCAAACGGCGAGAAACTGGACGGACCTTTGTACGGAGTACTGCGGACACCACAGGCGAATAACGTGGATATCAGTACACCGCTTGGATTGCCGATATTTGCAGAAGCAATTGAGGAATTAAAGGATTTAGACATTGCATACAGCCGAAACGCAAAAGAAATCCTTGATTCTAAGCGGACTGTTCTGGCAGATGACAGATTGTTGATGCCGAGTGGTTCACCTGTCTCCGCTATGACACCACAGGCAATGGAACATAGATGCTTAGAAATGAGTTTACCAGATTATGTGAAAAACGTATTCGGACAGGACGAGAAAGAGTTCTATCAAGAAATCAACCCGATTCTAAACACAGATACCCGTATAAGTGGCATAAACGCCATTTTAAGCCAGTTAGGGTACAAGATTGGATTCTCCAACGGATACTTCGTTTTTAACGAATCCAGCGGCATTCAGACAGCTACAGGAGTAGAAGCGGAACAGCAGAGGACAGTGCAGTTCATCAAGGATGTAAGGGATAAGTTAGAGTCTTGCCTAGATGAAGTTATTTACGCATTGAACGTTTACGCTGATCTGTACGGGCTTGCACCGGTTGGGGCTTATGAAGTCAATTATGATTTCGGAGACATCCTATATGTGCGTGAAAACGACCGTGCAAGATGGTGGCAGTATGTGACCACTGGCAAAGTTCCGGCATGGTTGTATTTCGTGAAATTTGAAGGAATGACCGAGGAAGAAGCGAAAGCAATGGTCAAAGAAGCTCAACCAGACGAACCAACATTATTCGGAGAGGAGTAAGAAGATGGCTGATACATTCAAGGGAATAATCACAGCAGATGGAAAGAAGAGACAGTTGCCTTATAGAAATGTTATCGAAACGCCCGTGTCTGATGAAACATTGTCCATACAGGGAGCATTTGCCGACTCCAAAGCCGTAGGCGACAAATTCAAAGAAGTAAAGACAGAAACTGATTCACTAAAGGAAGATTTAGTTAAATATAATTGTTCTGAATTGTTATATTCAGACGCAGTATATAAAAGTGGAACGTCTCAAGGAATAACTTACACATGGAATGCTGATAAAACAATATGTGAAGTAAAAGGAACAGCAACAGGATATGCAGCATCTAATAATATTTTTTACAATGTTAGTGATTTGCCTAAAAATCTAAATGCTGGTGAAAAATATTATACCAAGTTTAAATCAAATGATTTAAAAATTGCATTACAAGTTGGATTTTTCAAAGATGGAGCAACAAGTAATGCTGAAACAGCTTTATACATTAACAACTTCATACTTGATATTCCCAGTAATTGTACAGGTATGTATATCAGATTATATATTCAGAATGGATATACAGTGGATGGAACTTGTACCAATATTGGTGTTTTTAATACTGTATCTAACAAAGAACTAAAAGAAAAAATGGATATATTAGAAGAAGATGCAGTATCCCTTGCAAATTCAGTTGAAAATCCAGAGTTATTTCTAATTGATGCAACTTTCACAGATGGAATTTCTAATGGTATAACATACAAATGGAATGAGTCAAAAAGAGAATGTGCTGTTAGTGGTATAGCAAATAACTTGTCACTTAGAAACATTTATTATAGTGAAACTTCGCTTCCAAGAAATATTAAAGCTGGTTACAAATATTCTTTGAAATATAAAACAACAAATAAAAATATAAGACTGGTTATAGGTTGTTTTTTAAATGGTGCAACAAGTGGTGCTGATCGTACAATCATTACAGATGATACAATTATTAGTATTCCTGGTAATTGCACAGGTATGTATATCAGATATGAAGTTTCTAACGGTCTTGAAGCAAACGGTAGTATCACAAACGTTAGAATTTTTAAAAACAACAACTCGCATTCTCTAAGTGGACCCACTACTATTGTGAAAACAACAAGCACTGATACCAATATAGCAGGTAGATCGTTTTCATTAATTCCTAAAAAATACAATAGAAAACCAATTCTCACAATTATTGACGATGATGGAAGAAATTCATTTTATACAGTTTATAAGTCTTTAATTCAAAAGGGGTATCCTATCGTATGTTGTATAGACCCTGTAAACTGGACAGGGAAGACTGACCGATTTATGTCATGGGAACAAGTTCATGAACTTGAAGAAATTGGGTGTGAATTTATAGTTCATGGCGCTTATCCATTTATGATTGGTGATAATCAACATTATAAAACAGCAGACGAATTAAGATTGTATTTTGAAGAAGCACAAGCTGAATTTAAAAAGCAGAAACTTTCTGACTGGGATTTAGCTGTTTATCCACAGAGTGACCATACTCATGAAACAAGACTTATTCTTTCTGAATACTTTAGAGGTGCTTTTGCTAGTAAAGAACATGACGATATTTATTACAGCACACCACCTATTTCACAGTACAGAATTGCGAGATGGTTCTTTAACTATGATGATTTATCAAGTGGGTTTGAAACAGCTAAGTTACAGATAGATGGTGCTATCGCAAATAATGGTTGGTTTGTTATTTGCACTCATTCAGAAATGTTTGATACAGATGGAAAAGCAATTCAAACACTTGAGTCTATCATAAACTATGCAGAACAAAATGGTATGAGCATTGTTAATGCTAGAGATGGTATAGATATGTTCTCAAATCTTTTACAAATTGGTGATTTTAGTAACACAGGAAGTAATTATGGCTATCCTTGCAGAGTTATTGGATGCGATGGTACTGAATTTATTAGTCCACAGTTTGAAAACAATCATATTAGTATTTCAGATGGGGAAAACACCATACAAAAGATAGCTAATATCTCTAATATTGGAAACGGATTTTGTATTGTAACGATAGATGCAGGTATTAGCGAATTGAAAGCTGTATCAACTTTACTAAAAATTACAGGATTGAATAGTAAACCTATTATTCAGAGTTTTCCAGCAGTTATAAGAATTAATGCAAACAAGTACAAAAATGTTGTTGCTGTTAGAAGTGGAAATGATATTTTATTCAAAGAATCAAATGGGGATAATATGTTGATTTCATCTTCTGATATGACTACATATACAAGCATTGAATTAAGCTACATAGCACAAATGCTTTAGTTAACCAGCAAAAAACTAAAACATGTACCACGACTTTTGACGAAAGAGGTGATATAGTATGCTTAGTCCTGAATATTTACGGCAAATTACAGAGGGCAGTGAACAGATAGCAGAAGAACTGCATCAGTACATCATCTCTGAGATTGTGTCGAGAATGATAACAAGAATTGGAAGAGGCGAAGATTATATCCTGACCAATGCCGATGCGTGGAGAATCAGAACACTACAGGAATCTGGTGAACTGCTAGAGGATATTCTGGCGGAACTATCCAAATACACCAAACGCGAACAGCAGGAACTTCTTGAAGCGTTTGAAGATGCCGGAATCACTGCTCTCGATTATGATGATAAGATATACAAGGCGGCAGGATTAAGCCCTGTACCGCTCGAACAGTCCCCAACTATGATAAGACTCATGGAGCGAAATATGCTTGCGACTATGGGAGAGTGGAAGAATTTCACAAGAACAACTGCGAGTGCCGCTCAGAGACTCTATATCGAACAATGTGACCTTGCATATAACCATGTGATGACTGGAGCAGTTGGCTATACGCAAGCCATCAAAGAGGCGGTTAATAACGTTGTGAGTGATGGTGTTACGGTCACATATCCATCTGGCAGAAAAGACACGATCGAAACAGCAGTCGCACGTTCTGTCAGAACTGGCGTGGCTCAGGCTACTGGAGATATATCCCTCAAACGCATGGAAGAGATGGGCTGGGATTTAGTTCTGGTCAGTGCTCACATGGGAGCCAGAACAGGTGACGGTGGTGAGAACCCGGGAAATCACGCATGGTGGCAAGGAAAGATATACTCTCGTTCTGGCAAGAGCAAGAAATTTCCACCGTTCTCATTGACCGGATATGGAACGGCGAGTGGATTGTCAGGGGTCAACTGTCGGCATAGTTTTGGAGCCAGTGATGGAGAATTTAATCCCTATACAGAACTATCAGCACAGGATAAAGCCGACAAAGGCAAACAGTACGAAAAAGAACAGCGGCAACGTGCTTATGAGCGAAGAATCCGCAAAACGAAGAGAGAAGTCCTTGGAATGCAAACGGCGGTTGACAACTGCAAGGACGAACAGACGAGATTTGCACTCCAGCAAGACCTTGACCGGAAGTCTTATCTTTTGCAGAAGCAAAATGCTGCATACAAGGCTTACTGCAAGCAGAACGACCTGAGGGAGCTACAAGACCGACTCATGATTGCTAAGTGGAACCGCCAGAATGCCGCAAAAGCCAGAGGAGCGGCAAAGAGATATAAAACAGCAAAGGGGATTGACTGATGGATGATAGATGGGAATATTATAATCCGAATCCCGTTAAGGATAAGAGAACAGGAGACTGCGTTGTCCGGGCAATATGCAAGGCAACCGGTTTTGACTGGGAAACGGTATTTGCCGGATTAATGATACAGGCGTGCGCTCTATCAGATATGCCAAGCGCAAATTATGTCTGGGGAGCGTACCTCTATAAACGTGGGTACAGACGCAAACTGATTGAGCAATCAGAACGGTATATCTATACAGTCAACGACTTTTGTGCAGACCATCCGACAGGTACGTATATCCTCTGCATAGATGGTCATGTGGTGACGGTACAGAACGGCAAATATTACGATACATGGGATAGTGGCAATGAGATCCCGGTATACTACTGGGAAAAGGAGTAGCTAAATGAGCATATCAGAATTTGTACAAGTATTCCTCTCAATTTGCGGAGGAGTGTCTATTGTCGGAGGAGCGGTGGCCGTAATTCTTAAGTGGATTACTCCGGCATTTCGACTCAACAAGCGAGTTGAGACACTGGAAGAACATGATAAGCGAGATTACGAGAGTCTTCAGAGGATTGCGGAACGTGATTCATTGATTCTGGAAGTATTGTCAACAATGTTGGACAGTCAGATTAGTGGAAATAACGTCGAGGAATTAAAAAAAACAAAACAGAAGCTTACAAATTATCTTGCACAGAATCAACGTTAGCATTAGTAAGGGGTATGCTCATGAAATTATATGTGTTCACGAAAAAAGATATAGACAGGTTCTTGATAGAGTGCAATTTCACACCGGACGAAGAAAGACTGTTCCGGTTGAGATGCCAGGAACGCACTCTCGAATACTGTGCTGAGCAGATGAATGTGAGCATATCAACAGCAAAGCGGTTAAGCCGGAGGGTAAATAATAAAATAATCAAAGTGTGCTGATACTTTTTGGATACTAATTAGAGCCAGAAACGACCTGTTTCCGGTTCTTTTTTTATGCAAAAATATAGTTATAGAAAGTCATAGAGTAAGTTATAGAAAGTCATAGAGTAAGTTATAG